CGAGGCGTTTGCCTGCGTCGTTGCGTATTTCGATGGTGGTGGTGAAGTAGAGGTGGCGTCCGCCGGTTGGGGTGAGGACGGTGACGGTGTCGGGGAGTTTGCCGTGTTCTGCTTCAAGGTCGGCGAGTGTGTCTGATCCCCGCTTCCCGTTTTTGTCGTCGATGTCGAGGACGAAGAATTGTCGTGTGCCTGCTTTGCCGGTGGCGATGCCGACGCCTGCTCCACGGTATGTCTTGGTGAACCATTCACGCACAACCTGTTCATCGCTGGATGCTTCGGTGGTCCACGCTTTGAGCAGCGGGACTTTGGTGGCGTGTTGGATGGGGATGACTCTGATGCCTCGTCGGGCGTAGGCGAGAGCTGCGTCTAGGACTGTCATTGGCGGGACTCCTTGTTGGGTTGGTCAGGTTAGCAGGGTATGTCGAACCAGTTGGTCCAGATTTCTGATGGGTGTTTGCCGAGTTGGATTGCGTGTCGGTCGGCTTCCCATTGGGTGAGTGTGGTGGTGGGGTTGCGCCATCGTTGGATGGTGCCGGGGTGGACGTGAAAGATGTGGGCGAGTTGTCGGGCTGAGCTGTTGGGGAATTGTTCTAGGAGTGGTCGGGCGGGGTATTTAGGTTGTGGGTGTTTGGGTCGGCGTGTCATGCTGTTTGTACCTCGTTGAACATTGGGTTGTCGTTGGTGATGCGCTGTTGGGCGATGTTGATGTATTCGGGGTTGAGTTCGGTGCCGATGAAGTTGCGTCCGTGTCGGAGTGCTACGCAGGCGACGGTTCCTGATCCTGTGAATGGGTCGAGGATGGTGTCGTTGGGTTGGCTTCCGGCGAGGATGCAGGGTTCGACGAGTGTTTCGGGCATGACGGCGAAGTGTGCGCCTCGGAATGGTTTGGTTGGGATGGTCCACACGGAGCGACGGTTACGTTTGTCCACAATGCTGACGAACGCTTCCTGTCCTGTGCCATCTTGACCTTGCCGTTTTCCGTCGTAGGTGAGACGCCCTTCTCCTGCACGTTTGTCGGATGACCATTTGGCATCTTCTTTGATGGCTTCGTTGTCGAAGTAATACTTGGCGGATTTGGTGAGTAGGAACAGGTATTCATGGGCTTTGGTGCATCGGTCTGTGACTGATTCCGGCATCGGGTTGGGTTTGTGCCAGATGATGTCTTGGCGTAGCCACCAGCCGTCTGCTTGGAGTGCGAACGCGACCCGCCACGGGATACCGACAAGGTCTTTCGGTTTCAGTCCGTCGATGATTGCTTTGGTGAATGTGCCTTGATGGGTGCCGTTTGATGTTTGCTGCTTTTTGGATTTGTCGGTCAGTCGCACCTGCCCGTCAGCGTATGCACCTTTGCCGGAGCCGTTGTAGGAGTCTCCGAGGTTGAGCCACAGCACCCCGTCATCCTTCAACACGCGGCGCACCTCACGGAACACGGCGACCATCTGCGCAACGTATTCGTCTGGTGTCTGCTCTAAGCCGATCTGTGAGTCGACTCGTGTGGCACCGCATTTCCCGCAGATGTCTTTGTAGAACTCTCGTGCAGTGGCGTTCTTGACGTCATTGCCAGTCCCGCAGTTGCGGTTGATGTTGGCTTTGGTGGCCATCGGTTTGCCTTGATGGTCACACGCGGGGTCTCCTCCGTCCCATGATGCTGTCCCGTAGTCGCGCAGTCCCCAATAGGGCGGACTGGTGACGCAGGTTTGGATGGTGCAGTCGGGAATGTCGGCTAGTCGTTGACGGGTATCACCGAGAAGGATTGTTGCCTTCGGCATTCGTTTCTCCTTGTTGCATTAGTTGTGGCGTGTTGTGGCGGGTGCAGAGCGGTGGCTCTGACGGCGTGATGTGAAGGATAGCCCGATTCGAGCACCGGGGACACGTCCAAGTGGTCACTCGTCGTCGTCGAGGTCTGCTTCTCGTTCCATCCATGCTTTGGCGATCTTGGCTTTCTGTATGTGGCTGACGGCTTCGCAGAGGCCGATGGTTTCGGCGGCGGTCTGGTTTTCTAGGCATTGGATGTAGAACGATTGGTCGGAGTCTTCGTCTTCAACTACTGCGATGAGGACGTACTTGATGCACCAGCCTGACCCGGTGTTGTTGAGGTATTGCTCGATGGGGTCAGTCCTCTTCGTCATCACGACCGTCGCAGCAGGGTTTCGGGTTGGGTGTGCAGGCGCATGGTCGCAGTGGGTCAAGGTTCATACTCCGCACATCCCTTCGCATTCTTGCTCGAACAAGGTGAAGATGCCTTTCTCTTGGTTTGTTCTCAAATCAGCTTCGTCTAGTGGTTTGAGGCTTTGGTGCAGGTAGGCGGTTCCACGGAGGAGTTTGACGACTTTGGTTTCGGGGTTGCGGATTGCTTGGTCGAATGCGACTGCGTCAAGCCATTCTTCTGGTTGTTCATCTTTGAGTCGTCGCCATTCTTCGTTGGACTTGAATGGGCAGCCGATGCAGGCTGATCGGGGTGGGATGCGATAGTTGTTGGTTTGTGCGTAGTCAATGCAGTCTTGCCGGGTGATTTTGTTATTGACCAGTGGGTAGTCGTGGCGCAGCCATGGGAAGGCTGCGTCTCGCATTCGTTGACTTTCGTCGTAGGAGATGCCGATGACGGTGGTCATGATGTGTTCTTTGTGACGTTGTCCAGGTTTTAGTCCGGCGAGTTCTCGTTGCTTTTTGAGTAGTGGGCTGATTTTGTATTCGCTGGTGCATTGGCGTCGGATGATGCCTTTTGATCCGTTGTCGTTAGAGAGGTGGAATGGCATGGTTGTGAATCGGCCGTCACTGAGCATGTCTTCTCGAATGTTGCCTGCGGTGACTTGATGAAATGTGATGCCTGCTGGAATCATCAGTTCTTTGAGGTAGTCGAGATGGTCGTACACTTTGGCTGGTTCCCAGCCTGTATCGGCAAAGATGGCATGTTCGGCTTTGGGGATGACTCCGTCAAGCATCATGTACAAGAGAGCTGATGATTGGACGCCTGCGCCGAGGGATAGTACCCGTGTTGGTGTCATCGTCGTTCCAATGTAATCGGTGGCGACCAGGTGGCCTCCCAATGCCTGCCTGGCTTGAATGCCACGGTGATGTTGCCTTCTGGATCGAGCGTGACGAGTAGATGTACACCACCTTGACGGTAGGCGGCCATCACATCGGTTGCGTCGGTGTGTGCAACCCAGCGTGAGTGTCCGTCGGAGTCAGCCAGGACGGTTGCGAACTTCGGGTCGGCGATGCTCATGCGTCGTCCTTGAAGCGTGACACGGCATCGTTGTGCATGTCCTCGATGTGTTCATGCACCATGCTGAGGCAGGCGAGGTATCCGGCTGCGTCGATGACACTGTCGCGGTGCCAACGGCCGTTGGTGTCGTTGGTGCCAATGCGTGCGAGCTTGACGCAGATCATGAACATGACGGCTTGTTTCACTGAGACTTTGATGCCGGTGAAGGCGTAGAAGAGTTGTGAGACTTTCCAATAATCGTCGAATGGGTGGGAGTATGCCTGTTGGCGTGGCCCTGTGACAAGGTCGTGGGCTTCGCTAAGTATCTCGGCTCCTTTGGTCACAGTTCAACTCCTTGGGCGATGTGGAGGCGGAGGCGTTCGACGGTGGCGTTGAGGACATGGATTTGTGCTTTGGCTGCGTCGGTCTCCCGGATTGCTGCGGTCAACGAGTCTTCGAGGTTGTCGCGTTGTTCGGTGACGTGTGCGAGGGCGACAGACAGTTCCGAGATGCGGAGTTGTGCCTCCTCGTTCATCTGTCGTAGTGCGTCGATGTCGTGGGTCATTTCTTGTTTCTCCTTGTGAGTTCGGCTTCTAGGGCTTTGATTGCTGCTTCAAGACGATCCACGTCTCCTTGGCCGACGAACACTCGGCGGAGGAACTCGATGGCGTCCCTGATTTCTTGTTTGGTCATGGATGCTTTCTAACATGATGTGACCGGGACAGGAAAAAGGGAAGGATAAAACCTGCCCCGGTCACAAGTTCTATGGCTTGGGTGGTGTGCGACCTGGGCCACGCAGGGCAACCCAGGCCACAACACCCATGATGACGATCAGGACGAGAAGTCCCACGTCACCACATCTCTGCTGAAGCATCGTTCTTCGGTGCTTCAACTTTGGCGGCGTAGAGCTTCGGTGCGTTGAACGCAGCCGACTTCTTCTCACCGTCACCCGTGTACCGGACGCTCAGCGTCGAGCCGACGAGCGTTTTGACGCCTGCCTTCTCCGCTGCTTCACGAATGGCTTTGACCATCTGACCGCGAACCCACAGGTTTGATGCGCCTGTCGGTGTGTCGAGGGTGAAGACGAACACCCAGCGTGGATCACCGTTGTCGTAGGTCTTGACGTTCCCTGCCGGGTCTTTGTCTTGCAGTTTCGTCACTTCGGTGACGGTCCCGGTGTGGGTGTCACCTACCTTGGCGAACTTGAGTGCAGGCAGCTTGGGGCCACCTGACGTTGATTCCATGAACTCATCTGACATGGTTGTACTCCTTGATGATGTAGTGGTTGCTTACTGGGATGTATTCGAGTTGCACCCGGTTGTTGTAGATGTCTTGGAAGGACGACCAAACTCGTTCGGCGTCCACCCATGACAGGTCAGCCAGGGCTTCTCCTGCGGTGTTGTATTTCTTTCCTGTGCGTAGCTCGCAGATGCTACGCACGAGGTCTTTGTCCACATGACCGTCGTTCTCGGCGATCTCCAGCAGGATGCGGGCGATACCGATTCGGCGTTCGGTGGGAGGATTCATCGTAATCGAGCCGTGGGCTTCGTCGGCGATTTCACGGATGACGAGCCGTGACTTGTCATCGAGTTTGGCGAAGCGGGCTTTCAGGATGATGACGACGGAGTCGTCAACGAGGCTGCCTTCGATGCGACTCATTTGGTCACCTTCTTCTTGGCTGGAGCCTTCTTCTTGGCTGGTGCCTTGGCGATGGGTTGCAGGTCGGGTTCGTTGTTCGGGAGGAACGGGGCGGAGAACTCGGTTTCCAGTTGATCCAAACGAATCATCAGGATGTCGAGTTGTTCTTCGTTCAGGTCCGGCAACTTCACACCCGGTGCAGGCCAATGCTTCTTCAACAGCTCTTGTGCTGCGGGTGGCAGGTTCTTGATGCGGGTGAGTGTGTCGGTGCGGTTCAGGTCAGGTGCTGTAGAGGTGGCGACAGCGGTTGTGGGCGAAACACCAGCGTTGGCCGCCACCTCCACATGCACTTTGATGTGCAGGTCTTTGCGTTTGCGCCAAGCGCGAACGTCCATCGCCATTTGGGCTGCTTCCCATCCGGCAACGAGATCAACTTCATACAACGATAGTTCACCTTTGCCTGCTGGCAGGTGGAGGATGACGCCTCGGGTCTTGTCGATGTCGGGCATCGGGATGTGTTCCTGTGTCTGCCAGTTGTAGATGTATTCGGCGTTGGCGTACATCGCCATCTGCACGGCGATGGCGTTCATCGCATAGTCGATTGACCCGGTCTTCAAGTCAAACACCTGCTTCTTCTTGCGGGTGTTGAATCGGGCGATGCGATCAGCGGTGCCTGCGTACTCATACTTCTCGTTGACGAGGAGCACTTCGACGAAGCGTGGGTCGATGATGACGCCGTGTTGGATGATGCCTTTCAGGTAGGCGTCGACGTCGCCTTGTAGTCCAGGCAGGATTGCTGGTTGTTGCCCGAGGTCGAGGGCTTGGGTGAGTGAGTGGAGTGCGGTGCCGATGTTGGCTTTGCTGGATGCTCCTGCTGCTTCGATGGCTTGTTGGACGATGCGGTCCAACGAGTTGCGGTCATCGAGTGCTGCTGATGCTGCGACGAGTAGGTCGTTGCGTTGCACGAGTCCTGTCGCAGTCATGCGACCTTTCCATGCGGTCAACGCGCCTTCGTCATCAAGACATTTGGCGATGGTGGTGACACGCGGGAACGATGTTTGTTTCCCTGAGCGTGTCGTGATGAGGTAGCGACCCCATCGGTCTTTGGGTGCTTCACCTGTGGTGAAGTCGTTGGTGGCGGGCATTGGCGGGCCTTTCTTGTTGTTGGGCTAATCGGGATTTCTGAGTGTACCTTATCGTCCGGGTGTTGGTCGGTCAAGCATCGCCAGAAGCTCTGCCCAAACCTTGGCTGGCATGACGGCATACCAGTCGTCCACGTCTTCTGATCCGCGTCGTTTGACGATGACGGCTCCTGTCCATGCGCGGGCGTTGGCCATCTCGGTTTCGAGTTCTCGGATGTAGCCAGGGATGTCAATCTTCTTCTCGGCTTTGACTTCGATGCAGACGCCTGGCATTCCGTCGATGTCGCCTCGGTCGTCGGTCCATCCGGCACGGCTGCGTTCGGCGTTGATCCATCCGAACTTGCGCAACCATTTGGCGACGAGCAGTTCGGCTCGGTTGCCTTTGCGTTTATTTGGATGGGCCACGAAGCCTCAGCCTACGACGCCATTCACGTCTGCGTTCCGTGGTGGTCAACCCACCCCAGATGCCGACCTCGTCGTTCTTGAGTGCATGTTCAAGACAGTCGAGTCGTACCGGGCATTTGATGCAGTAGGACTTGGCTTCGATGACGAGGCGTCGGACGCCTTCCTCGAAGAACAGGTCGCCTGATTTGCCGTAGCACGCTGCGTAGCGATACCAGGTTGGGTGTCGGCCGATGAAGACGTTGTCTTCGTTCGTCCAGTTAGCGATTGGTTCGTCGGTCACGGCGATTCAAGATTTCCTTGAGTCTGTCATTGTCGCGTTGTTGGATGAGTTGCGACCATGAACGCACCGCTGAAACGAATCCGATGACGAGTACCGCAACGAAGATTGCGATTTGCCATTCGGTGTATTTGTTGTCCGGGTTCTCTGGTCCGGTCAACCAGAGACCGATCCATGCGAACATGAAGATTGCGTTCAGTATCAGTTTCTCTGCTGGTTTCATGAGCCCTCCTTGTGGGTCATCCTCGAACCTAGGGCATTACTGTCCAAGAGTGGTGGATGCCATCTTCCAGGTGGTCCATTGTTTCCAGCCGCCGTACTGCCAGATGGCGAGGGCTGCTCGGGCTGCGGTGGGTGGGTCGAGGAGGTCTTGGCAGGTGTTGAGGATGCCGATGTGTTGGAGGTATCCGGTCGGGTAGTACCGGGTGGGTCGGCACCACGATTTGGTGTGGATTTGGAACGCGGTCCATGACTTGCCTTGATCGCCTCGGACGTCGTTCTGGCAGCGGGACTCGAAGTAGGTGACTGCCCCAACCATCGGCAGCTCTGCTTCAGGCCAACCGACCTCACGGGCTAGGTCTATCCAACCTGGGCAGGATTGCCCGTCAGCGACGTTCAGAGGCGTTCTGAGCGGGGTTGGAGGCTGGGTGGTAGTGCTGGACGCAACAGGTCGTTTGACGGGTTGTGGAGCGTTCTGTGGGGCTTCGGCTGCCATCGCTGGGACGAGGCCGAGGATGCCTACGAAGCCCAGGATGAGGGCTGCGGTGAGTGTTCTCATGAGGTGACCTTTCGTGGGTGTGACCGCATCAGCCAAGGAGGGAAACTGATGCGGGGTAGTCAACTCGTGACGCCCGCCGAGGCCGAGGACTTACCGCCCTTGAGCCTAGTGGACACCTCCTTGTGATGTCTAAGTCAAACGCTATCTGAGATCGGTGGTGCCCACGACTTGGGTGGAAACGACCATTGCGACGGGGATGCACAGGACGCCGTCGCATGATTCGTCGGCTCCGATGGATTGGACGACGACGACGTGGTTGGGTTTGGCGTCAGGGATGAGCCACCCGGCGGTCTTGACGGTGTATGGGTCTTGGTCGAGGTGGTCGAGGTCTTGCCATTCGGACTCGGCATGGGCGTCGTGCCAGGTGACGATTGCGAAGTAGGCGTCTTTTATGACAGCCATACGACGTACTCCGCGGTCACTTGTCCCTTGTCGGGGTTGATGAAGTGCAGTCGTTGGGATGGTTTGCCGGTGGCGGCGACGAACTCTTTGGCATACTCGGAATCAGATTCAATCGAGCCACTGACGAACACTCGACCGCCGTTGGCGAGGGTCATGGTGATGTTCTGGTGATAGTGACCCATGTAGCAGTCGTTGAAGTCGGCGATGACACCTGATGCCCAGGCGTTGACCTTCCGCATGATCCCGAACGCGGGTACGTTCCCACCAAACGACTTCACTTCATCCCCGTGGACCAAGAGGACTTGATAGTTGCCGATGGCGAAGCGTTGATACCAGGCGTCGGAGTGCTGCCAGATGACCGGCAGGTCGGTGCATCTGTCCTGGGCGATCTTGTAGGCCATCCGGTCGGCGTTGTCTCCGGCGTAGGTGCCGTCTCCGTAGCGTCCAAGCCTGCCGTGGTTGCCCCATTCGCAGACCACACGCAGAGGTTTGGCGAAGTTCGCCTGGAGTGTGCGAACCATCCGTTCGATGATTCGTGCGGTCTCAAAGAGCTGCTCGAAGAGGTGTGCTTCAATCTCCCAGACTTGTGAGGCGAACACGTTGCCGCCACCTTCAACCATGTCTCCACCCAACATCAGGACACATTCGTCCACCGGGTGGTCTTTGCGTTGAATCTCGGTGAGGCTGATGACCTTGTCGGTGAACTCAGCGATGCGCCGATCAGCGACCGCAATGTTGTACGACGACGTCTTCTTGCCTAACTGCCAGTCGGTGGCGTGGACCAATGCGACCTCATGCCCTTTTCGTCTCTTATCCAAGGCAGGCCGTTTGACAGCGAGTCCTCGCCCAGATGCCCGAGCTGCCTCATAGGCCGCCTGATAGACCGCTTGGACGATGTCGTCGGTTCGACGTTTGTTTCGGGCTGCTTCACCTTGCGCCTTTTTGAGGAGCCGTTGCAGCTCGTCAACTTGGGATTGTTCTTCATAGGCGGTCATGAGTCCTGAATCTCCGAACGCATACGCGCCAACGCCGTGTACGAGATTGAGAAACCCTTGGCTTTCAACACCCTGTGGATAACAGCGTTGGTGATTGCAATGTCATTGCAAGCCTTCTCAAAGTCTTTCCACCCGGCATCGCCGAGGAACTCACGGAGTCGTGAGTCAGCCTTATTGGCGTTAGGACGTTTTGCGGCTTCCAGTTTTACTGCGTCTAGGAACTCTCCCATTCGTGGTCCCTCCTGTTAGGTGCCATTCAATGTGTGAATCCACCTTACCCTCAACTCGTTCAACCGTGTTGGATACCCGATCTAACACCGACATCACTTTGGCGTGGTCGTCCCGATTCTCGCGGCGAAACTGCTGAATCACGGCGACGATGATGGACGCAACAGCAGCCACCACACCGGTGATAAGTAGTGCCCAGCCTTGGTCAAGCATTGTCTTCTGCTGGTTTGTTGGCGAGCCATTCCTTGACGGCATCCGGCACGTTGTCTCCGCAGACGTACCTGATGTGCCACGGCTCAGATTGGAGTTCCCATGAGAACCCGAATCGGTGGGCGTTGGCGAGCATCCATTCAAGCCTCTTGCCGGAGGCGTTGGCGATGTCGATGGCGATACCCCAGTTGTGGTTGCTCGTACCTGGCACGGCCATCGGAGCCATGCCTTTCTTCAAGTACCACGCCTCACCTTTGTAGATGCGAGGTTTCTGTTGCATCAACTTCTTGTTCGGCTTGTTCGTGTGGCGTTGATAGAAGCCGTACTCCTGGGTCTCCAGGCTGCGGTAGCAGTCGGCTTGTGAAGTCGGAGACAGGTCGATGCCTGCTTCGTTGGCTGTCGCGTCCATCGCCTCGTAGGCGTCAGCGGCGAGGTGATGCAGTTTGCCTTTGCCTTCGATGTTGCGCAACAGGTTGGCAGGAATCTCTCCTGCCTTGCATCCCTTCAAGTCCGATGGGAGTGTGACCTTGACAATCGGGAACGGCTTGGACATTACTTCTTGCCGTTGCTGAACGCTTCTTTGATTTCGTCGCTGGTCAACTCACCATCGGTTGATGCTGAGGCGAGCTTCTGGACGACTTCGAGGACGGCCATGGCACCAGCCAAGATTGCTGCCTTGCTGACCGAGACGCCGATGACTGCTCCGCCGGTGACGGCTGGGAGTGCTCGTGCGAGGAACAGCGAGAAGAGTCGCTGACCTAGGTCGAGGAAGCGTGCGATGGTTGCATTCTGTTTGATACCCATGTCAGTTGTCATCTCCGTCTCCCTGTGTTGCTGTTCCCGCCAAGTGTAGTGCGAGAGAAAGGAACGTGAAGAAGAGTGCCCAGTTCTGGATTGGTCCCGACAGGGTCATGATGGTGATGGCTGACGCACCGAGGGTGAACCCTAACGCAAGTACTTCCTGCCCTATTTTCTTGAACATTACATTCCACGCCTACGCAGGCTCGTTCCGACTGCCACAAGTGTAGAAGAAACAGCCACCAAAGTCCTTCGTTCATCGACCGGAATCGTTGAGCCGATCATCACATAGGAATCAAACAGCCCGGTGAACACGTTGATGGCGGACTCGAACGCTTTGCGTACTTTCTTCGGTGCATCTTGGACTGCCTCAACGATGGCTTCTCCATCGGCGACAGTCAACTCCTCGACGCTGATGGTCTCAAAGATTGCTTCGGCTTGTTCTTCGGTGACGACCGCCAACACTTCTGCGCTGGTGGCAAGTTCGGTTGCCTGCTCGGAGGTTGGTTCGGCAGCCAGAACGGTTGCGACGGCTGCGACAATCTCTTCGGCTGGGAGATCGGCGACGTCTTCGAGCAGGGTTTCTATGGCTGCGTCAACCTGTTCTTCGGAGAGTACCGTTTCAGGTTGTGGTTCTTCTTCTGGCTGTGGCTCTTCTATTGGCTCCGGGAGCGTTGTGGTTGTGGGTGCTGGTTCGGTGGTTGTTGATTGAGGAAGCTCAGGTTCGTCTGGCAGAGTCGTCACGGGAACTGGATCAGGAGCCTGCGTCGTTGTAGTTGTTTCCTCCGGCTGAGTCGTCGTGGTCGTGGATTCGGTGGTGGTGGTTGGTGGTTCAGTCGTGGTTGTCGTTGAGGTCGTGGTGGTTGTGGGTTTGACATAGACAGTTGTGGATGTCGTTGTTGCCGGAGTGACATAGACCGTGGTGGTTGTGGTCGTCGTCTGCTGAGTCGTGGTGGTGACCTGCTCAGTCGTCGTGGTGACTGCTTCAGTTGTGGTGGTGACCGCCTCAGTTGTTGTCGTGACGGCCTCGGTCGTAGTTGTGACGGCTTCGGTCGTTGTGGTCGGTGACGCAACCTGGTTGCGGGTGAATGCTTCGTCGGGAACTATCGCCCAGTCTTGGTCGTCAATCTTCCAGGCGAGCATGACGCAGGTTCCGCCGCCGTTCTCATACATCCAGACATCGAGCGGTTGACTGCCTGCTTCAAGTTCGAGGTTGCCTGACGGTATCCAGGTGCAGCCCTGGTCGTACCATCCCTCGAACACGTTGCCTGCGATGTTGGCGTAGCCGCCGTCATCTGATGCCAACATGAACTCGATGGTGGTGTGTTCTGGGATGGTGATGTATCCGGTCATGTGCACCATGAACAGGTCGTAGGTGCATTGTTCGTATGGTTCGCCGTCGTAGCTGCGGTTGATGTTGTTCTCTACCTCTGATCCGCACAGCGGATACTCGCTGTCAGACCTGACTGGCGGTACTACGTCGATGGTGTAGTAGTCGGTGTTCAGTCCGGGTAGTGGTTCAGCTTGCGCCTGGTATGGCCAGAACGCAAAGATGATGGCGGGGAGCGCAATCAGCGCACGCTTCACTCCGTTGGTATTGCGATTGGGGAAACAAACTCGGTGCCAGTCCAGGTGTCACCGATACCGGCATACTTGCCACGAGATGCTGGAGGTTCGCCAACTGGGTTGTTGTTGTACGAAGTCTGCACCCACTCACCATCAAGTCCGATGCTGGCGATGAACGCTTGACCTGCTGCTTCCGTCGGAGCATCATCATTCGAGACGACTATCACTTGCGTGACGGTGCCGTCTTCAATCTTTGCAAAACGTGCCATGTCAGTTCCTAAATCTAACTAGCACAATGCCTGCGCCGCCGTTGCCACCATTGCGGGCTACTGATGTTGAGCCGTTGCCGCCTGCTCCGCCACCGCCGCCAGTGTTTGCTGAGCCGTTCGTTCCGTTTGCGTTCCCACCTCCGGCTCCGCCTCCGTTAGACGCCGAGCCTCCGGTCGAACCGGAACCTCCGCCGCCTCCCGCGTAGAGGGTCGTGTTCGCAGTTTCTCCACGGAATGAAGAGGCGTCTGATCCTGCTCCTCCCGCTCCTCCGACTGTGGTCGCGCCCGCCGTTCCTGCTGCTCCCGCACCGCCGCCACCACCGCCTGCCGTGTTGCTAGATGATGCCGCTCCGTCGTTGCCTTGACCGATGAAGCCTCCACGGTTACCAACTATGTAGCCTGGATTGCCGCCACCTGAACCACCAGACGACGAATTGTTTGATGCACCGCCGCTATTTCTGCCGCCTCCACCTCCGCCGCCTGCGGCGGTGAGTGAACCGACTCGGCTTCCAGTTCCAGACGTTCCGAAACCTGATGTGATTGCACCTGCGCCACCGCCGCCGATCGTGACGGTTGCGTTCGCGTTGAGGTAGATCGTTTGAGTGACGAATCCGCCCGCACCGCCGCCACCTGACGCCAATGTTTCGGCAGAATTGCATCCGCCGCCACCGCCGCCGTCACCGACAACGAGGCAGTCAAACAGCCCCGATTTCGTCACCGTCAAAGTACCCGTGGCAGTAAAAGTGAGCATCGTGTACGAGGTTCCTGACACGGTGATTGTGGCCGTCGAGTTCGCCCCGCTTCCCACACCGTATCCAGTGGAAGCATCAACCCAATCGGTGCCGTTGTAGACCTGAAGTCCGGTGGCTGTTGAGTAGGCGGTCATGCCGGTTTCTGGTGAGGGTAGGGCTGAGGCTCGTGCGGCTGTTCCTGCGAACACCATGACGGCCTGATCCATGAGATAGTTCTGGACGTTGCTTGAAGTCAGTACTTCGCCACTGGCGAATGTGCGGAAGCCGGAACCCATGACGTTAGATACTAACCCAGGCGGTGCCGTTGTAGACCTGCATCCCTGTCGCAGTCGAGTAGGCAACCATTCCTGTTTCGGGTGATGGTAGAGCTGAACCGCGTTCGGCTGTGCCTGCGAACACCATAATCATCTGGTTCATCAGATAGTTCTGCACATTGCTCGAAGTCAACACTTCTCCAGATGCGAAGGTTCGGAATCCTGCTCCCATGATGTGTTGAGTTTAGCCGAGCCCAACAGTCGGATCGTCCAACTCGGATGTGTCAAGGATGAACTGCGTCAACAGTTGGGCTTGGCCGAGGCCGAAGCGGATGCGATGCGAACCGGGTGTGATGTCGTGGGCAAGGTTCTCAACGAACATCGTTTTGGTGACGGTGCCAGGTGAACCTGTCTGGTAGGTCTTGGTGATTTCGACCAGGTCGCCGATGTCAAGGATGGAGACCGCTTGCCCGTTGGCACCGTTCAACCCGTTCAACGTGACACCCATTTCGGTGAACCGCACTACCGGGTCTTTGTACTTGTTCAACAAGTTCGTGGCAAGTGTGTCACCTGCCGCCTGGCTGTTCAACGGTATGTCACTCAAACTCAACGTGTTGATACCGAACTCGGTGGTGGATGTGGTGTCAACTGCGGTGGAAACGGCGAACCCTTGCACACCAACTTGGACTCGGTTGTAGAGCGTTTCAGCTCCGTAGCCGACCGCCAGTTCTTGATACCCGATGACCGTACCGGCTGGAGTGTCAGAGAACTGAATGCCCGCGGAGTCGAAGGAGAAAGTGATTCTTGGTTGGAACACTGCGGTGCCACCGCGATCTATGAAGAAACGTCCGTCCTCCGCCAACACGACTGCGTCAATCGCTGACTTCACGTTGTCGTTCGCCTCGTAGGCAACCGTGCCGACGGTCGCAACACCCGTTGCGATACTGCGGGTCGCAGTCGAATAGGCAACCTCGGGGCGGTCGAGGAGGGCTGAGACGCGGGCGGAGGTGAGTTGGCTGGATGGGTTGAACGCGGTCAGGTTGGTGCGACCCAACGCCGACAGGTCATCCACGCAGGTGACGATGGCGAAGCTGTTGTTGGGTTGCTGATAGTCAATGTCAAGGTCGTTGACACGGCCGACGAACAACGGTTCTTGTCCTGCGGTGCCACCGTAGATTTCCACGAAGCGTCGTGGGGCGATACCGTACCCGCCTTGAACGAACGCTGATGCCGTGTTGGCTGGGTCAAAGGATCGCCCGGAAGCCTTGTCATCGAGCACGATGGTTGCTTGACCAACTGGCATTTGTTGAAGTTGATCGGAACGACCACGACGAATTGAAATACTCGTCACGTACTCGGTCACGTCAGCGAAGTTGGTTGAACCATCCAACACATCAGGGCCGTTGAGTGTGGACGAATCCAATGTGAACGCATCCTGCAACAACCCGGTATCCATCAACACCCGATACGTCTGACCCCAAATCGCCGTTTTGGCCACAATCAGACCTCAACGTATTGAGACAATGGACCAGAAACCTTCGTGTAGGCACGCAACAAATCAACTATTTCTTGACCAACCTGAGTGCCTGAAGTACCCATACCCGCATTGACCACAACTTGAACATTCACGCCGCCACCACCAAGTTTGTTATTCGGCACAATGTTTCCACTCCCTGATGGAACAAACATTTCAGGGCCACGTTCACCAACAATGTACGGTCGACCAGATGTCACCGGACCGCCAAAAGCACGTCCAGGAGCACCCGTGCGGGCCACACGCAACTCCTTACGACTAGCACGCAACTCTTCCTCCGCTCGACGGAGATTGTCTGTCGCAGTTGCAGCACCCTCACGAGCATCACGAAGGTCCCTTGAAGCAGCAGCCTGATTTTCTTCTGCTGTGACAATCTCCTTAGACAACTCCACATACTCTTCATCGCCCTCACGAATACCCTCAACAATCTTGCGGTACTCCTCTTGTGCCGTAGTGAGGTCTTCAACTGCCTTAGTTTGATTGAAGATTGCATCTTCAACAGCCGTCTTGGCATCTGACAGTTCACGCTCAGCCTCAGCCAACTCATCCGGAGTTGCACCGGTAGCACGAACCTCAATAACTTTGCGCTCAGCCTCACCAACATCAAGCAGAGCATCACGCAAACCAAACTTTGCCGACACCAATGCCAACTCGGCACGCCGCTTGTCAATCGGCGAAGCCTCAGGGTCCTTCAATGTTTTGGCGAGAGCTTCTTCGGCCTCTTGTACAGCAAGGGTTGCTTCTTCTACATCAAGTTTTGATTTCTCTAACCCGAACTCAGCGTTGGTCACTTCGTTCGGATCGGCTGCCTTGGACCGCAATTCAGCCAACTTTTTCTCTGCCTGAATAACTCGATCCTGAGCATCCTTGACTTCCGTGTTGGCTTTGCTCAAATCTCGTTGAGCCATCGTCAGAGACCTTGAAGCGGCAGCACCCTTCTTTGACTCCAAACCGAAACCACGAATCGCTTGAGACAATTTTTCCTT